AGCGGCAGTCTGGGTGTTCAGATGGGACGCAATCTCGCGCATCACCAGGCCACGCTGCTTTCGCGCCGTCCGGATAGCTGCCCCAACTTTGATCGCCAGTTCATTCTTGTTCATGAGCTGCATGTGAAGCTTAAACATGTTTCCAGTCCATTTAAGAGTTTCTTGCTTTCATTTTTAAGTTATGCTTATATCACCTCATGAAACCGAACCTTGACTCCTCCGGAGCACTCAAGCTCGCCATAGACAAAGCCGGCAGCGCCAGCGCACTGGCGCGCCATTTGCGTTTGACGCCCTCTGCGGTCCTGCAATGGGACGTCGTTCCCCCAAAACGTGTGCTCGAAGTAGAAGCCTTCACCGGCGTTTCTCGCCACGCACTTCGCCCGGATATTTACGGGCTGAAGCCATTTGCCGAGGTGACGGCATGAAGTCTCTTTTCCGCCTCCTTGATAATGCAGCCTGCGCTTTCCTGACCGGCCATTCGCGGCGCGATATAAATAGGGTGCGTTTGTGCCGTCTGAACATCCTTGTTCGTCGCGAAATCGCCCGGCTGGAGCGCGAAGCGCGAGAGCACGATTATTTCTCATTTCGTGCGACCTCCTGCCGGTCTCTAGCGCAGTCGCTTACGAGCCGCCTTGAAGGCGTCGTCGATCGCGTTGATGATGAGTCCTACCGAGTTTTGCTGGATCATCTCCATATCGAGCGCATCAACCTGCACGCCCGCCGCAAATTTCAGTGGGATTACTGGCATTCGCTCGACGACTTCAACAAGGCGCGTATTCACTGCCCGGTAATGCCGGTAGTCGATCCTGCCAGCAAGCAATACGGCAAGCTCTTCAAGGGCCTTGGTGACCGCCGCATTTTTGATCCGTTCCATGACAAGGGCGGTTTCCGCGTTTGGCATTGGCATAGTGTTCTGGCTCCGTTGTTTCGGTGGCTGGTGCGCCCCTTGCAGCGTGTGAAGGTTAGCGGTCCGCCGTAATGATCTGACCCCGGCAACCTGACACTCCAATCCCTTTCCCACCATGGGAAAAAACTGCGGCTTTTCCCGCCACGGGAAAGCTTTGCCTTTTGAGGACTTACCCATGACCCCATTAACCGATGCTTGGTTTTACCGGATCAAGGCAGCCCAGAACGATCTCATCAAATATTGTGGTGGTGTTGAAAAAACCGCATCCCTCGTTTCGATGTCGAAAAGTCAGGTCGGTCGATACAACAACACGCTCGATCCCGACATGATGCCGGTGCATGTCGTCTGCCAGCTTGAGGCTCAATGCGGTGTACCTTGCGTAACCTCTGTAATGGCGGATCTGAACAATCGTCGACTATCGGAACCAGATAGCGAGGAGGTCAGGGCCGCTGGCGACATTCTGAATGCCCATTCCGAGGTTGTCCGCAGCGTGGGCGAAGTGATGAGCGTAGGCGCGCAGGTGTTTGCCGATGGCAAGGTGACCGGCACCGAGGCCATTAAGCTCGATAAATCCGCATCACAAGTTGAGCGGCATGTTTCCGAACTCAGACGGAAACTGTCGGGGCACATCACCAATGCGCGTCGAGGCGATCCCGCGCTCCGCATCATTGGGGATGACTGACCATGGTGCGCCGTCCTTCCAATGATCCGCGCTCATGGCAGATTTTCCTGCTCATCGCTTCGTTATGCGTGGGTGCAGTAGTTGCGGGCGCCTACGCCTCTATTCTGTTTTCTCCGGTGACACCATGGCGATGAACTTACTCGACGGACGCGTGGAAATTTGTCTCGGCGACTGCATTAGCGTCATGGCCGCGATGCCCGACGATAGCGTCGACTGTGTGGTTACATCTCCGCCTTATTGGGGCCTCCGCGACTATGGCGTTAGCGGTCAGATGGGCTTGGAACCAACCCTCGCTGAACATTTGGCCGTTATGGTTCGCGTATTTGCAGAGGTGCGTCGAATCCTGAAGCCCACCGGCACATGCTGGATCAATTATGGCGACTGCTACGCCACCACGCCAAACGGTAAATCCGCCGCAGATTACAAGGCGGAAGGGACTGACGACCGGACCTTTCGTGACAAACCATTCTCGACCATTGGTGGTGGCATTAAGCCAAAAGACCTCCTGATGATCCCTAACCGGCTTGCAATCGCACTTCAGGACGATGGCTGGTGGGTGCGCTCGGAAATCATCTGGGGCAAATCCAACCCGATGCCAGATTCTTCCGGCGCTTATCGACCATCCGCTGCGCATGAAAAAATTTTCATGCTGACCAAATCGGATGACGGAGACGTATGGCGCGCCCGCGATACGAGCGAGATTTCCTTTTCGCCGGATCTGACTGAGCGCTGCCCATTCATCACCAACCCGTCCCGAGAAGGCGCACGTTGGGTACGCATCGGCTCATATTATGATGCTGAAGCTGTGCGGCAACGAATGACGGAGTCTTCGTTCCAGCGCTTGGCTCAAAACATCGAGCAACAAAATGGCAGTGCCCGTGCCAACGGCGGACGCAAAACTAACGGCAACATGAAAGCTGTCGGCAAGATCGACAAGCAGCGTGGCCATGGTCGGCGACATGACGGCTTCAATGACCGTTGGGATCAAATGACGAAGGAAGAGCAGAGCGCAAATGGCCGCTTTCTTCGCAATTATGAGCCTGCGCCGCTTTCCGTTTGGCCGATTGCTACCAAGCCATTTTCCGAAGCGCATTTTGCGACCTTTCCGCCGGAATTGGCAGAGCGCTGCATCCTCGCGGGTTGCCCGAAAGACGGAATTGTCCTCGATCCATTCGGTGGCGCCGGAACCACCGGTTTGGTCGCTGCGCGCCACGGTCGCCGTGCAATCCTGATCGAGCTCAACCCGGAATACGCCGACATCGCCAAACGGCGCATCGAAAAAGAATGGCGCGTTTCGGATGCTCCCTCTGACATGCCCGATCATGGCCCCTTGTTCAACAACGAGGCAACCGCATGAGGGGAGCGACTGATTTCACAGTGCTTGGCATGTTCGTTGACCGCCAGAGAATCCTTTGCCGCATGAACATCCAGCAAGTCGCGCGGACATGTGGCGTTCCGTCTGACGACGTGCACCGCGTCATCGCAGGTAAAGCGATCGGCCCGGACTCGCTTGCATCATTCTGCGCCTGGCTAGGGCGTTCACCTTCCTTTTTTGACAAGCATTCGCTCGCAACCCGACGAGAGGTTTACCCATGAAAACGTTTGGTCAGCCCGGCAGTATTACACCTGCAAGCTTCACCCCTGAATTGCCAGCCCAAATGGTCATAGAAGGGTTGATGCTTCTGCGCGAAATGGGAATGACCCGCTGCCAGATGGTCAAGGCCACTGGTATGTCGGAATACAAAATCCGATCGTACTTCAACACGATCTGCAGCCAGTGGAAACTGGATGATCATTGGGGTGTGAAGGGTCGCGAACAAGGCGTACCCGGACAGGCGACACAATGAGATACGGTTCTGTCTGCTCCGGCATCGATGCCGCCAGCGCGGCATGGGAGCCGCTTGGCTGGGAACCGGCGTTCTTCAGCGAAATAGAACCATTTCCCTGTCATGTGCTTCACCACCGCTATTCCAGCAACCGTCCCTTGCTCATGCCCGATCCTGATGAATCTGGATTATCGGCGAAGGAAAAGGCACAGCGCCGCGCTTCCATCCGATCCGTCAACGCTTTGCCCTTGTGCACGAATGGCGCGCCGAACATGGGCGACATGACACAATTCGAGAAATGGCCCGATCATGCAATTGACCTTCTTATCGGTGGAACCCCCTGCCAAGACTTCAGTATCGCCGGTCTCCGTGCGGGACTGGATGGAGACCGTGGAAACCTCACGCTCGTCTATGCTGCAATTGCTCGCCGGTATCGGCCCCGATGGCTGGTCTGGGAGAACGTCCCCGGCGTCTTTTCGAGCAATCGAGGACGAGATTTTGCAAGCCTTCTGGGGTTGCTCTCCGGGCGACGGGTCGAGGTTCCCGCAGGAGGATGGAAATCTGCGGGAATTGTCGAAGGCTACAGTGGCGCATACGGCCTCGCATGGCGAGTGCTTGACTCTCAATTTGTCCGAGTGGACGGGTTTGAGCGGGCTGTTCCTCAACGACGCCGGCGTGTGTTCGTTGTCGGATATCTTGGAAACTGGCGACGTGCCGCAGCGGTTCTATTTGAGCTCGAAAGCCTGTCGGGGAATTCTGCGCCGCGCCGAGAAGCGGGGCAAAAAGTTGCCCCAACAATTAGCGCGCGCCCTACAGGCGGTGGCGGGCTCGGAACCGACTTCGATTTAGACGGTGGGTTGGTTTCGTCCACTGGTGACGTTGCACACTGCCTGAATGCAGGCGGTATGGGCCGACAGGACTACGAAACCGAAACGATGGTTGCACACCCGCTGTTGGCCAAGGACAACAGCAGCTACGATGAAACGCTCGAAACCTATGTTGCGACCGTTTCGGCGACATTGCCGGCCGGAGGAAACTCGACTGGTGGCGACCGTCAACCAGGCACAAGCGCAGAAACGGCAGAGACTATGTTGGTCGCCCACGCCCTGCGCGGCGAAGGCTTCGACGCCAGCGAAGACGGCACCGGGCGCGGCACGCCGATCGCGCCGGTCGCATTTGCCCAGAATATCAGAGATGAGGTTAGGCTAATCGGTGGTGACGGTGCGATTGCTGGTGCATTGGCCGCAGAAGCCGGAATGAAACAGCAAACGTATCTTCAACAAGGTTGGGCCGTTCGTCACCTTACGCCGACAGAATGCGCCCGGCTACAGGGTTTTCACGATAATCATTGCCGCATCCCATGGCGCGGAAAACCCGCAGAGGAATGCCCGGACGGCCCGCAGTACAAGGGCTATGGCAATTCCATGAGCGTCGGCGTCATTCGTTGGCTTGGCCGGCGGATTGAGATGGTGGAGGGGATTCTATGACCCAGACCGACCAATTCCCCTACCTTTACCGTTGGGATCGGCAGGGTCGCAAAGGCCAGCCATGCGCAGTCGATGTACGCGCCAAGGTCATGAACTCCTGTCTGGTCCGTTTCCCCGACGGATACACCATGGTGACAAGTCGCAATGCCCTTGCTCGGAGAAAGGATGCAGGTGCTTCCAGATGAACACGGCTCTGAAACTCTTTGTCGAGGATGCGCGCGCCATCACGATCGCGGATGCTGCGCAGCGCCTCAACCTGAAATGCAACCCGCGTGGAAGCGAACACCCGCAACCCTGCCCCGCCTGCGGCGGCAAGGATACATTCGCGTTCAACACCCAGAAGAACAAATGGAACTGCCGCCAAGGCGGTATCGGCGGGAATGATGCCATTGGAATGGCAGCGCATGTGCGTGGCCTCAATGTTCGCAGTCGCGAGGGTTTGCTGGAAGCCTGCTCGATCCTCCTTGACCAGCCCATTCCGGAAGGTGGTGAGCGGGAATCTGATGAAGACAGGACTGCACGCTTGCAGCGACTGGAGAAGCAGCGCCAGCGCAATGCCGAATTGCAGGAAGAACGGGCAAAAAGCCAGGCTGATTATCGTGAGATCGAGCGCAACAAGGCGCGGGGAATCTATGGCCGCGCTGTCACTCTTTACAGTGCTGGGGCGATGCATGGCCGGTTTTATCTGATGGCAAGGGGCGCATGTGTGCCGAAATATGACTGGCTGCGTGTCGATACATCTGTAACCTATTGGCATGTCGGCGCGAGCCTGCATGAAGGGCCGGCCATGATTGCTCCGATCATTGGCACTGACCTCAGCGTCATCGGATGCCACATAACCTGGATTGACCTCGACA